CCAATCCCAATCTCCTAATCTTTCTTTAAATGCTTCCCAATTTTCCCTAACATAAGCAAATGCTACAACTATAGCCAAAATTGCCGCTACTGTTAATCCTATTGGGCTGAGTAAACCAGCAAATGCAACTGCCATAGTTCCAATTACACTAACAACTGGGCCTAATGCGGCTGCTAATATTCCAATAGTAACGATAATGTTTTTTGTTTCCTTATCCAATCCACTCCACCATCCTAATAAATCTTTTATTTTGTTTAATAGTTTAGTAAATACAGGAACTAACATCTCACCTAATTGAATAGCAACTCCTTCTGCTTGAGATTTTAATCTTCGCATTGCACCACCAACACCACTATCCATAATATCTGACATCTTTTTGGCAGTTCCAGTAGCATTATCAAGCTCCCCTCTATAGGTTTTTACTTCATCTCCACTTTTTGCTAAGATTAACCCCGCTGCAAACGCTCTTTTACCAAATAATTCTGTTGCTGTTTTTACTTTATTTGTAGATGTATTTATTTTAGCCATTGCATCCTCATAACTTATTCCTTTGGTAGCTAATTCTACAAATATTTTTCTTAAATGAGTTCCCATTGTAGATGCTTCCATGCCTCTATCAGCTAATACCATCATCTGAGCGGTAAGATCTTCTAATGGAATTCCTACAGCAGCAGCAGTTGCTCCAACAGTTGGCATAGCGACACTTAGTTTTTCCATATCAATAGCTGCACTTGAACTTGCCAGAGCGAATATATCCGCAACTTTAGTTGCCTCAGTAGTTTCCATACTGAAACTATTTAAGGTTGATGCTACTATTTCTCCACTCTGGGCTAAATCATGCCCTGTAGCTTGGGATAATTGTAAAATAGATTCAGTTGATTTATTTATTTGATCTGTAGTAAATCCAAGTTTTGCTAATTCCAACTGTAATCCTGCAACTTCACTTGCAGTAAACATTGTAGAAGAACCTAATGCTTTAGCTTTATTTTTTAATGCTTCAAATTCAGATCCAGTTGCCCCACTTACTGCTTTAACCTTCAGCATAGCTTGTTCAAAATCTGCAAATGTTTTGATGGCAACAGCTCCTAATGCTATAACAGGCATTGTAATGTTTCTTGTCATATTAGCCCCTGTTCGCTGCATGGATTTTCCAAATTTCTTAACGCTTTTTTGAGCTTTTTTCATTGCTCTCTCAAAACCTCTAAGGTCAGCTCCAAATACTATGTTTAATAAACCGATACTTTTACTTGCCATGTTCTTCCATTTTCTTTATATATTCAGCTTTCGCCTTCAATTTTTTATAATTTATTTTAGCTTTTTTATCATCCTTTTCCCAAGCAAAATGAATCAAATCTTTTAGCTTTATCTGTTTACCTCTTGGCAATTGAATATTTAATAAATAACAAGTTTGCCATCTTACTCTCTCCCAATCACTTCTATCTCTTAATTGCTCTAATTGGAAGAACCCATCCATTTTATTAAAAAAGTGTCTTGGAATCATATCATAAAAGTCCTCAACACTCATTCCCATTTGCCCAAAAGCAATGCCCTCAATTTTATCCCAAGTTAGCTTTTCGCTTTCTTGGGCTTCGACTTTTTTTCAGTTTTACCCCCCATCATTTCAGCTAATACTTCCATACATCTCGAAATGCCTTCCATATCGTCATCCATTAAATCAGCTAATTCATCTAATGATAGTACGCATTTTTGTTTAGCTGCCCTATGTCCATCTTCAATACCACAATGAATCAAGATTAAAGCATCATTTAAGCTCATATTATCTCCTATATTGTTTAATTCTGCCAATGTTGTTCCTGTTTGCATTGAATATTTCCTAAGAGCATTAAATCCAAATTTTAGAGGATATTTCTTGCCCCCTAATTCTACAAAAGTATAGTTTTCCATTTTTTCAAGTTTTAAAAAATACCCTCACCCAAACGCAACCCACCTGAAAAAAGGATGCGAATGGGGTATTGAGTATTAGGTTATTTAAGATACATTTTGAGTTAATCCTCCAGATCCAGTTATGGATATAGAATAAGTTGCAGTATCCTCTGTTGGTGCTGAAACGCTAAAAGCAGTGAGCCATCCCTTTCCTTCATAATAAGTATCTCCTGTGCTTGTGCTGTCAGTTCCAAATTGTACTGTTACTTGTGCTCTTGTAATTATGTATGAATTGAGCATATCATCTGCTCCATTAGTTAATGCTGATGCTGAAACATCAGTCCATGCATAAGCACCATCTATGCTTACATCCCAATTTCTAACTCCTTCCATGTTTTCATCCCACCCAGAACTCTCTTTATTTGTTATGCTTCTCGTACTCATATTAACATTTAATGTGCCACTCTGAGCATAAGCAACAAGAATATTTGAGGAAGCATCCATTACTTTTATGTCCGTTCCGTTTAATGCTGTTGTTAAATTTGCCATTTTTCTATTTTTTTAATTAATTAATTTTTTTTTGTTTTTACATTTGACTTGCTGTTATATATAATGCTGCAATAGTTACACTTGTTACCCCTGAATAAGTAATTGCAATCTCTCCATTTCCATCATTAAAAGCTGATGGCTTAAATGGGCCAATAAATGCTTCAGCGGCAGCTTCAATTGCTATACTTGCATTAGCTTTTGTTAAATCCCCATAAATACTTGAATCCACACTTGTAGTTTGGGCTGCTATAGTTACTGTAATTGTGCTTTCGTTACCATTTTTAATATGCAAAAAGGTACTTCCGCCATTATCAGCAGTATCTCCATCACCACCAGCGGCCGAATAAGTTACGCTACCCCCTGCTTCAGTTATCTGTTGAATCGTTAGCTCCGCCATCTTCTTCTATTTTTTTAGTTTTTTTTATTTTTTTCTTTGGAGCAACAATATGCTCTCCATCTATTAATTCTTCTAATTCGGATTCTCTGGTAATTATTACAAATATCCCTTTTGTAATAATCTTACCATGTCTTTTACTATTCCAATCCTTTATTAATTTATGCCTTTGTTTTTTCATGAGTTTATTAATCTAATTTTAAAATTCAATGATTTTACATAAACGCCATTATTGTCATCATTTACATCAAAATCATCACTATAACTTAAATACTGTATCCCTTGTATATTTAGCCCTCCATAAGTACCATCCTTTCTATCTAATGCTGTTCTAACTTTATCCGCTAAATCTGATGCCTGAGTATATGTTTGGCTATAACATAAAATAAGAACGGCATTCTCATCCAATGGGCTTACTCCATCCTTTGTGTCTGTTGGGCTATCTCCTGTTACTGTATAAACAATAAAAGGAAATGCACTTTTTTGCGTTGCAACATTAGGATAGATTCTTGATCCTACTAAGTCAAAAACATCACCACTTCCACTATTGTATAAAATATTATATATTGCTAATCCTATTTTCATCTTAGTATCCTAATGTTCCATATTTCTGCATTCTCTTTTCATGCCTTTTTATTGCCTTTGCCGCTATCTCGGTTGCTTCTTTAAATGCTTTTTGAGTCATTGGTATTTTATTATTATCCCAAGCTGGTTGCATATATTTTTGAGCTTTCCCCTTCCCTTTCCCAAAAAACATAACCTCATCTCCATATTCTATCCAAGCTCCATAATATCCTGATTTTCCACCGCTTTTATATGCACCTTTTACTCTCGGCCCTAAATATAAGCCCATAAAGTTTTTAGTTTTTCTTGTTGTAAAAAACCCCAAGCTATTTTTTAATCGACCTGTTTTTTTAGGAACTTTACTTTTAGCTTCTTCCAAAGCATCTTTACCTACTTTACGCCAAAGAGCTTTCCATAGATTATGTTGTTTTATTTGTTTAGGTAAATCTCCAAACATATTTGCAATTTCTTTTGCTCCCTCTATTTTAAAAGTTGGTTGCATTAATCCTTTTCCTCTGTTGTTATTTTCAAAAATCTTTCTCTACCTTCTATTTGCTCTACATTATGAAGATAGTAATATTTTGCTACTCCTTCGGAAGTAAATTTTATTCTATGCGACATGGTAGCAGCCCCAGAGCCACTTACAAAATTATCTAAATCTAAATTCCTAATATAAAAATTTACCTTCGTTGTAGCTGTTATTTTATCTGAATCCTCACCCTCACTTCCCCCTTTCCATTCCACCTTTGCCCAAACTGTTCTTACTTCTATCCAACTATCTATCGCTACTTCTCCATAATTATTAATGCTAACAGTAGGTTGTTCAATAATTATTCTTCTATCAAGTTCGCCAATTAGCATACTGTTTGCACCTTAAATTGCTCTAATAAATACTGAGCCGATTTTGGCAGCTCAGTTGCTATTCTACCTACTATTACCTCTT